AGTATTACCGCATCGCCAAGATCCATTTCTTCTATGACCTTCTGCCATTTACCCCATCCTTTCTTACGCCCTGGTATAGGCGAATTTTTTTCTATCTGAAATTCCATACATACTCCTATGTCTATTCAATGGACTTTATACCTAATGAAAATATATTTCAAATTATTTGAGAAAGTACTTGTGTTTTAATATTCATGCTATTAAGGTTCGTTTTGTAGAGAAGAGAGTTTAGTTGGAAAAGGAAAGGTAATGACAGATATTAAATGTTTGGCATATCAGTATCTAGGCGCAAAGCAAAAGCAAAAGGAACTTGGTACTCATCTTAAGAAGGTCGAACGAGATCTTTTAGATACACAAGAGATATCAGACCTCAAGCTTCTTCTTAGCAACGAGGGTGGACAGAAAACTTTCCAGGGCATAACGATTGAGAGCAAGCGGGATCATGTTTGGGATCAAGAGCGCCTTGCTAAAGTTCTTTCTGATACACCCAAAGATCACTGGCCCGACTTTGTAACTGAAACAACTACCTACAAAGTTGATTACCGTGCGTTCCAGGCTTTTGCCATGAGTAACCCAGGCGACCCTATGGTCGAAGCGTTGCATAGCTCGCACTCAATCAAGCTAGGTGATCATAAGATCAAAGAAATCAACCAAGAAAAACTAAAGGAGGCTGAATGAGCTTGTTAAATCAAGTTACGACCGAGCCAGATTCCAAGAACATTAAGGGTGGTGTACCACCATTAAGAGTTAATGTTCAAGGCATCGATGGTATCGGCAAGTCAACCTTTGGCGCGGATGCAGAAGGCCCTGTATTCATCCAAGCTGAAGATGGCTTAGGTTTCATTGACAACGTGTCCCGATTCCCAGTAGCAAATACATGGGAAGAGATCAAGGACCAGATCAAAGCGTTAATGGAGGAAGACCATAAGTTCAAGACAGTTGTACTCGATACGACAGATGCGGCAGCGAAGTTAGCTGAAGAGTATGTCATCAAGGCTAACAACTGGAAGAGCGCGAATGATCCGAAGGCAGCATACGGTGCTTTCTATGTCGCAGAGGAGAACGCCTGGCGTCATCTGCTTCAAGGATTAAATTGGCTTTATGACAACAAGAAGATGAATGTGATTCTTCTGAGTCATGTTGGCGACAAGGTAGTAAATGACCCAACCGTTGGAGAGTATCGTGCATTTCAGATGCGCTCTAATAAGAAGGTCAATGCCTTGATCAAGGACTGGGTAGACTTCAACTTGTTTGCAGACTACGACAAGACCTTGAATTCTGACGGCACGGCTAGGAGTTCTGGCAATCGGTTCTTATATACCCGATACGCCATGGGCTTTGAGGCTAAGTCACGCCTTGCTATCCCAGAACAATTACCGTTGTCCTGGGCCGAGTTTATGAAGGCATACAAACAGGCGTTGAATCCAACGCCATCCACTGAAGAAGCTGCATAAGGAGAACCAATGGCTTTTTTCGATAATAAAATTGATGTCAGTAATGTACCTGACTCTATAGGTTCGGAGCCATTGCCCGAAGGTGAATACCTTATGAAGGCAGTGGAGTTCGATGACAGCGCAACCTCATCAAGCGGCAATGACATGCTGACTGTTGACTTTGCATTCGTTGATCCTGCACTAGAGAAGAGAAGACCTATCAGAGACTTCTTTGTAGTAGGAAACCAGGTTGCGTACAGCAAGCTTAAGCGTTGGGTTAGGGGCGTGGGCATGGAGATCACTACCGAGATCACTCGCGATACGATTCAGTCGGCTATGGGACGGCAGTTCAAAGCCAAACTGGTTCAGGAAGAGTACAACGGTTATGTGAACAACAAGATCAATGGGTATTTTCCTGCGGATCATCAGTCCACGCCGCCTACTCAACCAGCTGCTTCGACTGGGGATGTAAACCAGCAAGCACCCGCTCAACCAGCAGAGGGTTTGCAAAAGGCTGAGTGGTCTTAACCGAGTAATACAACCAAGGCAGGATGGCTCTTGCCTTCGGAATGGGACTGGCCCCACCCATGGTTGGAAACGGGCCACACAACTAGGGTGTGGTTTGATGGAGCCACACGGTTTGCCACAGGGGCGGTCCACCTGTAGTTGGAAACGGGCCATCGATTAACCAAAGCAATTATATATAGGGGAACATAATGATTTTGAAGAAAGAACTTATTAAGAAAGTTGAAAAGCTAGAGGGTGATTTAGAGGTCGCTCAAGATGAGGTCAAGCGGTATGAAGAAATTCGAGATATGTTTTCTAAAGAAAACCAAAAGCTTGAAAATAAGATCAAAGGCTTGGAACAGTTAGTTCCAGAGGAAAAGTTAAAAGAGTTCGATGACGGTACGATCTACCGCTTGTGTGATCCTGAGATGATGGTCTTCCATCAACGCAGGGACATGGGCGTAGACATCTACTGTGAGTCAGAGCGAGATGATAAGAAGTGGCTGTTAACCAGGATACCTATCTCACCTGAATATGAAGCATATTCAGAGATGAGCCTTAGCGATATGGCTGAAAAGATTGAACCATTGGTTAAGGCTCTGGAGATTGCGTTCAAGGATCACTGCGACTATCACATACATGTGGTTTCCTCCTTCTCTAAAACAGTCTACACCTGGTAGGGAGGTCACATGAAAGCATCAAGCATACGAGAAGGAATGATCTTCGAGGAGGTCAGGACCAAGAAGCCATTAGGTAAAGACGCTGCTGTATTTAAAGACTGTCTTTACGAAGTGATCTCTGTTGAAGAAAAGATACAGAGCGGATACAGCATGGTGGCTATCTGGCTAGGAAACATATTGTCTCATGAGGCTATGCCAGTTGGGGTGTCTAGTTTAAATAACCCCACCGAATGGAGATACCATCAGGGGGCTAGTGTCAAGGAAGAAAGGGTTATCATCAAGAAGATCTCTTTCATGGACCGAGATCCCATTACTCTTGAGCTGGAGCCGAAGGAGGCTGAACCAGTAAAAAAGCAGGAGTCTCTGCCTGAAAAGAAAGAAGCAACAAAGAAAACCATTGTGCATGCTGCTCCGAAGGGTAGAGAAGAAGTAAAGTTAGACAGTTTGCAAGAGCTCGGATCTGCAATCGAGAAAAAAGATTTTGTTGATGAAGACAGCACTGACTCTCATGCAGTAGATGCAAAGTTCTATGCGTATTTTGGTTCTTATACTTACGATGATTTGGAATTGTTATGCGACAAATTGCATGACATGCCTCAGTTAGATTACAAGAAGAAGAAGCCACCTAGTTGGAGCAGAAGCTCAATGGTGCATAGCCAGGAGTGGAGTGCTTTTAAAGATTCACAGAAGACAGTAAGAGAAGTAAGGGAGTTGAATCTTCGGATCAAACAAGATCCATCAAGAGAAGGAAGGCCCTGCACTTTTCAAACTGTACTAAGAAGATTGATGCAAGCTTTGATCTGGTATGGAACGCCACAAGAGAAGCAGTGGTTGACCAGGGCCAAGCAGAATTTCAAGGAGAGTGAAGTCAAATGAGAGAATTACCTAGCCTGGTTGGACTCTTAGAAGAGTTTTCAAAGAAATACAAGATCGATGCCATGGGTATGTCGCTTGATAAGGTCAAGGCAAAAATTAGCGCAGAAGATTTCATTCGACTTGATGAGCTAGTTAATCCGGTGAACCCTAATCTTTACAGGGTCACCGTGTACATTGAGATCGAAGCGAACAACGATGAGCATGCCATGGATAAGGTGACTGACATTCTTAGTCAGCCAGCCGTGGTATTCGATAATGTCTATAAGTTCTTTCACGTTGATGTGAAAGACATAACAGAAGGGGAATGATTGATGGGCGTAACACACATACAGTTTGGTGGAGAACAGGTGTTGACAGGGCAAGATGCATACGAGGTTGATGATATCGTGTGGACACTTGATGACAACAACGTAGGGCATGTATACGAATCCGAAGAAGAAGAAGGCACCAAGATTAAATACCAAGCCATTGATGGCTTTGAAGACGGCGAGTATGGATTGATCCTGAGTAACTACGAAGAAGTAAGCACCACTTCATCCAACGGCTCAGTGGCCTGGACCAGGATGGAGCATGTCTACTATGTCTCTGACCACAAGGTCATCATTAAAGACGGCTTGGTTGATATTGGTTCAGTCAAGGAAGCGACCGTTGAGCTACTGAATAAGTGTGGATACTGGGGCGTGTTTATTGAGGGGCTTTACGAAGTGGACTTTGATATCGGCCTTCTTGATAAAGCCAAGTTCATTCGCCTTGCTCTTGGGAGCTAACCCATGAATCCAGCAAAGTTTGATATGGAAGTTGAATACAAGATCGATGGCAAGGTTGAAGTAGCCAGGATAGAAAACATTCCTTTTGCTGACATTCAAAAGCACATACCTGCTTCTGCCCAGGTGGTAGGAGCAATTGCAAAGAAGGTTGATAGAGATGAGTGATCAACAGAAGGTTAAGTCAGACGGAAGCACTGCTTCGTACTACGAGCTTCCTGGGTACGCCAAGGAATTACAGCACTTGATATCACACAAGGATATGAATGCGCAGATTGGTGAAATATTCAGGGCATGTTATAGATATGGGCAAGCATCTCACAGTGATCAGCTGCGTGATGCGAAGAAGATATTGTTTTATGCAATAGCTGAAGTCCAACGACTGGAGAGAGAATGATGGTAGAGATTGAATTCAAAAGCGAAGACCATGTGCAAGCATTGAACTCGCTTAGAGAACTGTTTCAAACCGCAATGAATGATGGAGCTGACCCTGATATTTTCATGGAAGCTTGCTTGTCATATGCATTAGCTTATCACTTGCAGTTTTCTGACAGGGATTCGCTAGATCGTTTTATTGAAAACGCTAAACAGAATATGTTCTCTCCCGAAGACGGAGAGGAAATCATATGTCATTAGAAAAAATACGTTTGAATCGAAGGAAGCGTGCGGTCAATAAGATTCTGGGTAAGAACGACTTAAAGGAGTGGCCCAGGACCTATTGGAGTAAGACTTCTGAAGATATTCACAGGAACTATAGGTTAAATGAAGCTAAGGTATTATCAGCAAGAAGCCATTGATGCAACGCTCAAGTGGCTGGACACACAATCAACTCACCCGCTGATTGTATTGCCTACTGGCAGCGGTAAGACCGTTGTCTTTGCAACAATCATTAAGCAGCTGTTTGAAACGAATCCTAATTGCAGGGTTCTTATCCTTGCTCACAGGCAGGAGTTAATCAGCCAGGCTAAGGATAAGTTGTTGTCTGTCTGGCCATGCGCGCCGTGCGGCATACTGGCTGCTGGGTTAAAAGAGTTTGATGTTGAGTCCAACATAGTTATTGCAAGCAGAGATACGCTTGCAACGACCAAGCGGTTAGAAAGTTCTGGTCACTTTGATTACATCATTGTTGATGAGGCTCACCATGTTGGGTTGGAAAAAGCAAGTAGATATCAAAAGATATTTAATAACTTTAATACGACCCAGTACTATGCGCCTAAGATATTTGGCGTAACCGCTACCCCATACCGCATGGGCCAGGGATTTATCTATGGCCTTGAAGAAGAGTTTTTTGGCGGTGTGTCTTACCAGATAGGAATACCCCAGCTGATTAAAGACGGTTACCTGTGTCGCTTGTCTGCGTTCAAGGTAAATGAGAATGCTGTCATCGATGCGTCTACCGCCAGGGTTAAATTCAAGGGCGGCGACTACCGTGAATCAGATCTTGAGAAGCTGGCCATGGAAGATCAAACCATGCTTGCGGTGATAGCTGACTGGATTGATAAGGCATACAGCAAAGGCCGATTAAGCACTGTGTTCTTCTGCGTTACTGTAGCTCACGCCAACAAGATGTGCATGCTGTTAAAGAATGCAGGGGTTGAGGCCGCTGTCATCACCGCTGAAACACCAGACAAGGATCGCGCTGAGATACTGGAGAACTTTGAGAACGGTGTGATCAACGCGCTGTGTAACGTAGCCGTACTAACCGAAGGATGGGACGCGCCCAGGACCGATTGCATTGCGCTTCTCAGACCAACGAAATCCCTCGGCCTTTATGTCCAGATCTGCGGTCGAGGTATGCGCACATGGGGTGACAAGAAAGATTGCTTGCTCCTTGATTACGGAGAGAACATTGATCGCCATGGGTGTATTGATAAGGCTGCACCCTCGACAAAGCCAGATGATGATGAGCCAAAGATATGGGTATGTGATGCGGTGACATCGGCAGGACATCCATGTCTGGCTGTCAATGACTGGATCGATAAGAAGTGTATTGAGTGCGGTGCAGATAAACCAAAGGGTGCCGCTCCTCCTGAGAGGAAAGAACCAGAGGTTGCTACCAGTCGTACCGCTGCTCAAGGCAGTGTGCTTTCAGATGAAATGGACGGCAGCTTTAAGGAAGTTGAAAAGATTAAAGAGGTTGAGTTTGCGCGTGCCGTCATCAAGAAATCCAAGAAAGGCAATGACTATTTGAATGTTGAATTTAAGTTGGTTGATGAGTACTGGCCGCAATCGATGCCATTCATGATAGGCATGAACGGACCTGCGGGAATGATTGCGAAGAAGAAGTGGAAGGCATGTGCGGTTAGCGGGACTCCGGTTCCTTACACAATCTCACAAGGGGAAGAACTGATCAATGACCATGGGTGCTTTGATCACATACAAAGAATTACTTTAAGAAAAGAAGGAAGGTATTGGAATGTTGTCAGCGTCTATTATTGAAAAGGTTGATGAGTGGATTGCCTCTAACAACGAGGGGCATAGGGGGCATCTTGGTTTCAGTGTTATCGGGGACGATGATGAACATAAGCAGTGGATGAGTTTCCGCTGGTGTTTGCCCAGCGACTTTGATGGCCGCATGTTAAGGCTGTTTGATCTGGGTAACCGTATCGAGGACCAGGTGGTTGATAACATCAGGGATAGTAAGGAAGCGACTGGCGTTTCGATTGCTTCTCATGATAAGAATGGCAACCAGATCAGGGCATCTACCCTGGGAGGACACTTCGCAGGATCATGTGATGGATGGCTGCGCGGAGTACTGCCTGAACCAAATGAGGATGAGGTTGTACTGCTCGAAGTCAAGAGCGCAAACGACAAACGCTGGAAAGAACTGGAAAAGCTGGGTGACTACGAGCTCTGGAGTGAGACTTACCGATGGCAGATCCATGGGTACATGGGTGTATTTGGTCTGACCAAATGCATGGTGATTGTAGTCAATAAGAATAACAGCAAGATCTACTCACAAATCATAGACTACAACCCAGACATCTGGGAGAAGGCGCAGGAACGCGCTGAGAGGATCATTACTAGTGAAGAGCCTCCTCACCAAGGCAGAATGTCAGAGAAGGACTGGCGGCTTAAGGGGCAGTCTAAGGCGTATGTCGATATATATCAGCGAAAAAGGTTCCCTCAATCAGTGAATTGCAGGAACTGTGCATTCTCTAAGCCCTTAATAAACACTAATGGAGCTACATGGATATGCACCAGGACCAACAAGGTGCTTGATCTGGATACTCAAAGGGCTAGTTGTGAGAACCATCTATGGAATCCCAAGCTGATTACTACTGCGACTCACCTGCCAGATGAAAGTGATGATACCAAGATCGCATATGA